CTTCATAAGTACCAATTAGTTAAGAAATTATTACTTTGAGGGTATTGGTCTCCTTGGGTATTGGTGTTGTACTCAGGGAATAAATTTTGGTTTGTACAAATATAATCTAAAAAGCGTTGAGCGTAACTTTCTGCAATTCTTTTTTCCTTTTCAATCAAATAATCCACTTCCTCTTTACTTACTATTTCTGCATTCTCGGAACTATGCTTATATATACCCTTATTAGAGATCGTATACGCACAAAAGGGTAAATACTCAACCATTGTAAAATGTATCAACATAGGCTTTAAATATGTAGATACAAGCGTTATATAGTTACCACTTAACGCACTGTTTTGGATATCTGTTTTTATCTTATTCAATAGCTTGCTCCCCGTATACTGTTGTATCCATATTTGTTGAGCTATCAAAACAAATTGAATAACTTTGTCTACGTCCGTATTTGCGTTCAAAGACGTGTATTCCTGTAAGTCTTTTTTCGATATTAATAGTGCCTCTGCCATGTCTTTATTTATTTAGGTAAAAATCCTTTATTAGGCATATCAATTGGTCTTGTATACACTCGCTTGTCGTTTGTAGGTGCTACCTCCCCCGCTTTACGTGTTTGTGAAGGTGTGAATTTTTGAGCTAATGGATTGTTTACGTCCGATTTTCTTAAATACGTTTCTCGCATCCACTTATGGTGACAAGCTCCTCCGCCTTTGTATAAAAAAATATCGTAGGTTGTAGCTCCCCTGGGGCCAAAACCACCTATTGACCCATCTTGTCTTGTACTTGTTTCGTTAACTATCTGAGAGTTCATTTTGACAATATCCTCTTTTCGATAAACCTTATTAGCTTGTATCATTTTGCTACAAAACAAACGAGACTTATCAGTTATCTCTCCCACGTATCTATAACGATGTTTAAAAATATCCCCGTCTTGTTTACTCTTTGAGTTTGGTATTGCTGTACCTTGGCTTACAAACTTAACTATCTTAGATAAAGTTGTAGGTGTGTTTAAGTCCTTTATTTGCTTATCTAATGCCTCTTCTAACTCATAGTCAACCTCGTGACTATCTATAAGCACCCACTCCTCTAAATCAATATCCTCCCCATACTTTGCAACGTCCAATTCATCTTGTTTAGCCATTTCAACAACAGGCTTAACCTCCTCCCCGTCGGTAAATGGTTGCAAACTTTTAAATTTCAAACTTAAATTAATCCCATTAAATAACATAATCTTTTTAATCATGTTAATAACTGCGTCCTGTTTTGGCTTTATAACCATATTATCAAACAACACACTCCCCGTTTTCATTTCATCAGCATTTGAGCTAAAACCCGTTGCTGTAGAAACCCCAAAAAGTAATGGTGTAGTCACGTTGTGTGCTCTTAAAATTTTTGCAGTACATTCGTCACTTAAATACTGATAATGGTCTGGAGCGTCGTTTAAAGGTACTGAGTCAATAGTTGTCTTAGTAGCCTCACTTTCATTAAATGAAATAACAATTTTTTTGCCCTTAGACCCCGTTAATTTTTGAATGACTGAGTTGCTAATCTCGTCTTTTTGTTCATCTGTTGGTGTGCCATTGTTAAAGTTTACAATAGTTGTGGGGGCAAAAGAATTACTAACCTCATTGATTAGATACTCGGCAATTTTCTCCTCTAGTAAAGCATAATCAAGCCCACCTTGGTAATCAACTGCTGAAAAATACTTCATGCCTGCCGTATAAGGTGCGTAACATAGTATCTCGATTTCTTTTTTTGACGTTCCAAAATAATCAATCCTTTGAGGCACATATTTACGAGGGTCACTCCAATTGTCTGAATAGTAGTAAGCCTCAATCTCTCCGTAATTATTGCATTTCTCAGGTCTTAATAATTGAATAGGCGTATGATAAGCCCTTAATATAGACTTGTGAGACTTGTCGTAATGCACTTGTACGGCACATTGACCTAACATATATAAGTCAAAGATAACACGCTTTAAATCCTCTCCGTCAATTATAGATAAAAATTGAGCGTAGTCGTTAGGCTTTGTTGAAGCGTTGGTTGCAGTCAATCCTTTGCCATAAATTAACCTACAAATATTATTAATAACCGCGTTGTTGGTTGCACTATTGGAATACCTATCTATTAAGAACTGATAGTAGTTATTATCTGCTCCATATCCATACTCAACCCACGCATCACGATTATTTTCTACAATTACGGGAGCTGTATAAGAGGATAGTTGTATAATGTTGTTATTCATATATTATATATTCGTTTGTTACATTGTAACTAATGTAGTCGTTTGAAGTGTAAGTTGCTAATGTTTGATCTGTGCAAAAAACACGCCCGTAAAACCTTAAATCATTGATATTGTTTTTGCAAATTTTAACTGAGTAGGTACGCCCCTCTTTTAAAGCAAAAATACCACTTGCAGTATCGTAATATTCTCCTGAAGTATAGGTAACTATATTAACGTTTGTTGAGATATTCGTTTGTTCATCCGTCACTATGATTAAATTGCAGTTCCCCGTTCCTTTGCGTGGAATAAATTTAACATTTTGTGAAGTTATAATTGTTTTTAACACGATCATACTAATATAATTAAAAAAACGTGTTTTTGTTGCATAAAAAAAGAGGGCTTATACACCCTCTCTTAATTTTATTGGTATTATTGTTATGAAGTAACTACCGAAGCACCGGTAAAAGTATCCGCTACAATTGTAGCCGCAGAAGCAACATCTGTAAAGTTAGCTGGTAAAGATTCATCCGCTGTGAACGTCAAAGAGTACCCGTTGAAGTCTCCTAATGCACCACCGTTAGAGATAGTACCACCCGTTAAATCACAACCTCTGTATAGCCCCATGATGAAGAACTGCCCGTTATTGTTCTCAACAACGATATGTGGTCTTGCATAAGCTAAAAGTTTAACCTCTTTTGTAGTCGTCGCGTCTTGTTTTTTCAACTTAATGTTCAATACTTGCTGAAAAAAAGTAGTTCCCATCTCTCTATTTGAGACAATAGTTTGTTCAAATGTGTTGTCGTTTCCTTTTAGTTCGTACTTGTAAAGAAAATCAACGTTTGTGATTGCTGTAATTAAGTCGTTTGTCATTGTAACATCAGCTGGCAAAATTTGAAAGTCGATAAAGAACACCGATTTTAAACCCCCAACTGTATCCTTACATGACTCTGCACGACCTTTCGTAAGTAAACAAGGCATATATATATAGTTTTAAAAAAGAGGGCTTATACACCCTCTATTAGTTTATAATTAATCAATTAACGGAATTGGTGATTCCGTAAGTGACGATATCTGTGATTGAATGGTAATTAACCGCCATACCTGCTCTTAAAATGAAACGTACATTTTGTGAACCGTCCATAGGAGACATATCAATTAAAGATACTTCGTTTAAGTCATTCAATAAACCGCAACCAAAAAATAAGTTATCTGTAGTAGTAGCTATAATTTTGTTTGAAGCTAAACCATTAGCTACAAAAATTTCGATTCCGTCAAAAGTAAGACTTCCGTTGTTGAACCATTGAGTGCCTTTTGCGTCAACCCCTGCATTTGAAGTAGCTGGAACTGAGAAGCCACCCAAAGCTCTTACATAAGCCTTAGCAACGTTTAAAGGAACGTAGATTTTCAAGTCTGGCTTACCATATAATGCGTTTGGAATAGCATCAACTACTTTACCTAATTCAGTTACAACGTTATTAGCTGTGATTGAAGTTCCTGTAACCTCGTTAGCCGCTGGAAGTGCTGCATCTAATGCTACTAATTTAGTAAGTCCTGCAATTTGTCCCGTTGTTGCGTTTGTACCTTCCCAAATAGTTGACTCTACAGACTCCGCAACTTTCTCAATTACGTAAGCTAACATATAATCTTGAAAAGACTTAGCTAAAACTTTGTTAGCTGAAAATCCCATTTCTTCAGATTGCCAGGAAGTGATGAAGTCTTTTTTACAAAGTTGTAAATTAACTTGAAAGTTCTCTAAGATCAATTGTCTCTCAGTTAATGTTACTGTTGAAGTTGCGTTGAAGTCGCAAGTTTCGTCTGCTAATAAACCATCCGTAGACAATTTAAACATAGTTGTTTTGTACGCGATATTCGGCACAATAGTTAAACCACCTTTAGAAAGTGTGTTACCACTCAATAGAGCAGCCTTTACCCATAGTTTGGAATCTTGACCAGCGTATGAAGTAGTTAATGAAGTTGAAGTTGCCATTTTTATTTATTTATTTATTTATTTGTATACTTGTTCTAAAATCGAATCCCTTAACGATTTATTTTTCTGCGGTGCTAAATCAAAATGAGTCGTTTCTTTGACGTTCTCAGGGTTAAATTGAATGGGCTTAATATTAGCTCCTAATTCAACAACCGTTTCTTCGATTTTCTCAAAATGTTGTTCTGTAATTGATACCACTTTTTTAGGTTGTTTTGCCTCCACTGTTGGAGCTACTTTTGCCTCTACTGGCATTTCTTCCTCTACTGGCATTTCTTCCTCTGTCTCAGGCGTAACAATACGAGCTATGACACCCTCTTCTTCTACTATTAGAACACGACCATCTTCAAGCTTGTATTCGCCAACTTCTAATGGCACACTTTCAGCATCTGGGACTACTATAACAACACTTTCACCCTCTACAAAGTTATCCGCTTCAATAGTTGTGTTCCCGTCCTCTAGTTTTTGTTCTTCTAATTCTACACCTGCTAAATCAACAAGGAAGTTTTTAATCTTTTTTAATAATGTCTCGTCTTTTTTCATATTTGTTTTTATTTGTTTAATTTATTAAGTAAAGAAGTTACTTTGCTTTTTTCTTCTTGCATTGCAGTCATTTGCGTTGTAAAAAATGTATCAGTTAAACCTAATTCTTTTACTTGAACTTGACCTTTCATAATTAATTGTTCGGCTTGGGTTACAACTTCTAATGCAGCTTTTAAGTTTACAATTGCTGAAGCGTAATCTGAATTAGCTTTAGCCCATAAAGGCATATATTTTTTTGAAACTGCTTTTATATCATCAATCAAACTTAACTCTACGTCCATAGAACTAAGCTCTACTTTGTACACGTCCTTTAAAATGTCGTCTCTCATATTTATTTGTATTTTTCAGATAATTTTAATTTAGACTGTCCTAAATTAATTGCTGTTAGTGCCTCTTTGTACCCAGGCATATCGTTTGGAATTATACCTAAATCTTTTGTTTGAGTTTCTATATATGAAATAGTTTTTTTTAATACATTTAATTCACTTGATAAATCTCTAACGTCTACATTTAAAGAGTTTTTAACTTCATTTAATTGCTTTATTGATATATCAATATTATTAGAAAACTCATTAACGCCTTTAGTCGCTCCTATTAAATTTTCTTTAACACCTAACTCCACATCCATAGAACTAAGCTCTACTTTGTATATATCTTTTAAAATGTCATCTCTCATATCTATTAAATTAATTAATTACCCGTTTGTTGTATTTTTAACCACTTGTGCGCTCGTATTAACAACATTGGACGTACTTTGTCCTATTGTAGCCCCTACGCCTTGAGCTTGTCCGTCACAGCATTCTTTTGAATACGTGCCATCTTTACATTGACATCCTTTTTTTCCTCCTTTTTTCATAGCATTAAAATATTACCTATTTGATTTTATAATCGTTTCTTGTGCTGTTATTTCTGCTGTCACATTCGCATTCAACACCTCGTTACCTACTTTAATTAAATTTAAATAGCTACTCTCTACATACGTGTAAGCCCCTCTAATTTCTTGTATTACTGTTATCATGACACACAATTTATTGTTAATTGGCTAATATCAAAACTACACGCATTTGAAGACGCTCCCGAAGTTCTAATCGCTTGCATGGTTATTGGAGTAGTATCACTTGGCAAATTAGTAGTGATTGACCCCTCAACTGTTACGTTGTTTTCTAAGGAAGTAACCTTATAAAAAACAGTCATTGAATTAAAGGGATTGTAAAGCTCAAAAACAAAGAAATCTGTTGCTGCGCTCCCCGTTCTATTTGCTAAAAAATTAGCTCCTAAGTCTATTTTTGTAGCGGTCCCGGTTGCATCGTTATGGAATATCTGTAAATTAGTATCCAAAGCATCCGAACCTATACCAATTATATTTGTCAAACTATCAACTGTTACCGTTGACGAAATGCCCAACAAAGTTGTTACCGAAGTCATTCCGTAAAATTGGCGTGCTCCTGTATTTAAAGCCGTATCTGAAATTCCAAAAGCAACTCCAAACCTCCACCCCATATCAACGATATTAAAAGCACTTGTTGACCTATAACCAGCCACCCCGTTAGCCGCTGGAGTTGAAACACCAATCTTTAATCGTGTTTTTTTTGTTTGTATAGAAGTAGTTGCCACCGCCACCGCTGTAGCCGTACCTTGCAAAGTACCCGTTGCAATATTTTCAGCAAAAACCGTTGTTGAGTTGTGTTGCGCTCTATAACCTCTTTGTATCTCTGAACTTGCAACAGTCCAATATCCAGTCGAAACAAGTTTAGCGTCTATTTGATTTTCAACCGCCTGAGTTGTTGGGTACTTAGTGTTGTTTAAAGTTGTGAAATTTGTAGCCTTATTGGCTAATAATTCAAAGTCTGCTACATCGTATATAATTTCTTTTATAGCACTTGAAGTACGGGTGTAAATTTTCCCGTTTGTTGTGTTCATATAGAACTCCCCAATATATAAATCGGTACTTATCCAGGTGCCATCTGTGTGGTCGCTACTTGCTGGAATGGTTGCTATTCCAACACCCTTTTTAATTATTATACGTCTTGTTTGACTAGACATTATTAATTGTTTTTGAATTGATACTAACGCCGTTTATACCGCCTATTAATGTAGGCACGTCCTCATCTATATTATTAACACCTCCATACAATATACTAGCACCGATCTCTAAAAAATTAGCAAAGTCTTCTACTGTTATTTTTTTAGGTATAATAGAAGTCGTAGGTTGTATAAATAAAGCATCAGCATTTAATGGCTCTATAACCTCGGTGTGTCTAACATGAGAAGGAGTTAATGACATTATACAGCTAAATTACCTGAGACATAAGCCTCGGTTGCACTAATAAAAATAATAGTAGCAATTGAATACTGAGTGTTGATTTTCAATTTACCTCCGTCACTTCTTAGTGTTACCCCTGCCCCTGCTGTGATTGTAGTTTGACCTGCACCATATTGAGAAATAACAATTTGATTGCCTGCACTAAATAAACTTGCATTTACAGTTAACGTGTTTGCACTTGCTACGTTCATTTCAATTACTTTGCCATTGTCCCCTGCTACTAAGGTATAAGAGGCTGTCTTCCGGTCTAAAGTTACATTAAGAGGGGATTTAGCATTTAACTGAGTTTGGACGCTTGACGTTGCACCTTTCACATAACTAAGCTCGGTAATATCTGGGTACGTTGCAGTTGGTAAACTTCTTAAATTTTTTGAACCATCCAAATAAATTAACGTGCTTGCTGTCTCCGTATTAAATCGAGTAATTAAATAATTGATAATTAAAGTAGTTCCTACTTGCAATCTAGTAGTCCCGTTTGCTTTAATATTTACAACATTACTGTCATTTGTTCCGATAGTCATTGCAGCTTGTAACGTGTTACCATTTTGTAAGATAACAGACGCTCCCCATTGTATCCATAATGTGCCATTGTATCTTATCGTCGCACTTGTACCTGTGTTGGTAATTATCATGTCGGTTAATGGTGTAGTGTACACCCACCCTGAGCCATCCCATTCTGCTATGTAATTAGCCTTTGTTACCCAAACACCGGTTGGAGCTGTGCCAACTAAATGTCTATCCCCTAATGTTGGAGAACCAGGAGGCGTGTTAAGTATAGACAAAACGGGATCTACATTTAAAGAGTCTACTGTCAACTGTGACGCGTTTGCTACTTTGTTTATAACCCCGTTTGCATGGAATTTTAAATCCCCATCGTACAAGTGTATAGTTCCGTTTTCAATTACAATACCTGACTCAGAAGTTAATAAATCAGTTTGTACTTTGTACGTTGCATTACTAATTGTTTGCGTGTTGTCTATTTGCGTTAGTGCCATTTTATATGTTGTTTAATAGTTTCTTTATGTCTTCAATAATATCCTCTTGACTTTCAGCATTTAACTGCTCCAATCCGTCAAACTTACCCTCTATGCTAAACCCTTTGAATTTACCCTCTTTGATTGATTGCCAAACTTCTTCATTATAAACTTTCATCTTAACAACCCAACTGCCTTTTATTGCATCTAATTTATAAATGTTAGACTTGTCGTGCTTTTCGTCCTCAACTATCCAACTTTCAATTAACGTAACACCATCAACTTTACTTGCGTGGTCAATCGTAACGTTATTATTATAGTTCTTTTTTAAATATAGTTCTTGTACTTTCTCAATTGTTTGTTCTGAAAACGAAATTGTAAATTCTTTATCTTTGATTTTCCTATAAATTTTTTTATTAGGAATTAATGCCAAACCAACAACCTCTCTTTTTTCATCGTTGGTAACTTTTAAATCAACTTTAATTTCACTTAAGAAAATAAAATCTTCTTCTATTGCTGGCTTGTCTACTAAACTTATTGCGAAACAGCCTTGGTCGTCCTCTTTTATTGTCAACTCTATATTCTGCATAACTATATAATTAAAAATTTACTAAAATGTTGCATTTCTTACCCTGTTTCTTTCTAAACTTTGAGCCGTTGTAACCTCCCCACTAACCACATAAGCTTGTATAGGTTGCTTGTCTAATTGAGCTAACTGTGTTTGAGGATTAGAGGCAATAATATCGAACCTTGGTATTTGCGGAGCTGTAGCCGTAGCACCGCCACCGCCACTACCGCCACTATCGAACTGAGTGCCTGCTATCTTTGCAATGTTTAAAGCCCCAATAGTTCCTACTAATGCAGCTTCTACAAAGTTAATTCCCCCAGCTATTTTTAAAGCATTACCACCCGCGGTTAAAGCTCCCGTAACTGCTAACCCAGTGTTTACAATTGCTTGCCCTAAAGACGCCGCTTTATTTAGTTTAAAAGCCTTGCGTTGGTCTGCTTCGTTCCCCTTACTTAGACTGTCTGCTATTCCCGTTAAGACATCAAACGAACTTCTAACCATTTGCACCTTTCTGTCTTGCAAAGTTTTTGCATCTGCGACTTCCTTTTCGTCCTTTTCTTTTTTGTCTGCTTTTTCCTTTTCGTCTATTTGTTTTTTTGCCTCGCTTAAAGCATCGCTAGCCGTTTTTCTTATATTAGCAATTTCATCAGCCTGAGCTTGCGCTAGTTCTATCTCTAGTTTTGCGTTACCATTTGCAAGGGCAAATTTTGCATCGTATTGCTCTACTAATTTTGCAATTTCTAATTCTTGTTCTGTATATGTAGCCTCTTGATGAAGTTTAAACTGTTCATCTTCTTTATCAAATTGTTCTTTTTGAAGTCTTAATTTTTCATCATTTAAATCTTTTTGTGATTTTAAATTATCTTCTTTTGTTTGATTTCTTATAGTTTTGGCTTCGTCTGAGGCTGTTTTATCGATTGCTTTAACTGCCAATTGAAACCCAGCTTTAGTATTTTCTAATTCTTTTAATCCTTTCTGAGTTTCTTCTTTTACTGCTGCAATTTCTTTTTTAGTTTCTTCTGGGTCGAATATATACCCAGATATACTGCCATATAATTTTTTGTTTAATCCAAAATCTTTACCTAAAAGTTTACCAACATCATCAAC